CGTACGTGGCCCATGCGGTCTTCGATGACCAGTTCTTCAGCGAGTGAGTAAGGGATCACGAAAAGCTCCTCGTGTTCGTTTGTATACGCGTTCTCGCAGGTTACTTTCGGGGCTTGGGGTGCGTATGTGCCCTGGGGCGTTGAGCCCCAGGGCGTCGGCATACGGGCTTACAGTGGCCCCGTGGCTGTGAGGATGTCCACGTCCACCGTGGGCGTCGGGTACTCCTCGTGGTCGAGGCCCTCGTCCTCGCTCTCGGGTGGGAAGAGGATCTTCCAGCCCTCGGGACTGGTACCCGAGATGATGAACTCACGATCGCCGGCTGACAGGTCCGGGAACGCGTGCTGTACGTGAGCCCCGTTCTGATAATCGTGGATCATGCGGGCGGTGATGATCCCCGTCGTCTGGTACTCCCGACCCGTGACGAAGCACGGACCCACGCAGGCGTAACCCTGGGGTGCCGGGATGAATAGAAGATCTCGACTACGCATAGCCAACTCCTCTCGTGTAAGGAACACGTTCACGCCGGTTACTTTCGGGAAAACTACAAGAGGAAAACCAACACTGCGTACAAGCGTACGCTAACACCGACACCGAAGGTGTCGGCTAATGGGGTACCGAAGGTACAAGAAGGGGGCCCGTGACCGGAAGGGTGGGCTTACCTGCCGCTCCCGCCGGCGGGGAATCGAACCCCGCTTAGACCAGTTCGGCGGGTCGTCACTACTTGGCGAGGCGAGACTTCAGCGTCACCACCTCATCGTTCAGGAGAACGTCACCCACACCCTCGCCAGCCCGATCGATCGGACCGAAGCAGGCGAAGTCGCGACCGATCTTCGTGGGCGTGATCGTGTTCGCGATCCGCTTACGTCGAAGGCGAGATGCTTCCACTGCGATCGTGTGCTTGTGGAGAGCGGGAACCAGTTCCTTGTTCTCCGGACGTCCGATGTCCCTGAGTCGACAACCGATGAGCATCTCCGCCATGCGTACGATCCAGAGTTCGTAGGTCGTACCATCCCAGGTGTTGGGGTCCACCTTGGGACGAGCCGCGTCGTCGGCCAGCTCGGCGGCCCGGGTCACCACCATGTCCGCGACCTTGCCCACGCAGGCACGCCACTTGAGCAGAGGCAGATCCTTCTCGCACTCCTTCTCCGTGGGCATGCTGGCGTACAGGTCAGCGGCGTACAGACAGCAGGCCATTCGCGGATCCTCGGCCTCGCTGAACGAGGTGAGTCCACGTTCCGTGAGGGCCTGAAGGAGCGAACGCATGGCCACACCAGCGGCTGTCACTGCGTCCCAGAGGTGACGGTTGATGAACACGGGCTCAGGCCCGGTGTTGTCCACCATCCACTCGCCAGGAAGCTCCAGCGTACGAGACAGCGACATCTTCTTGGTCTTGGTGATCAGACCAGTGAACTGACTCCGAACAGCACGCTCGATGGTGGTCTCGACCATGCACTCGATCGCTGACTTCCAGGAGACCTTGCGACTGGGCGTGCCGAGCTTGCCCTCGGTCTCGTTCATCTCCACGTGACGTCCGCTCTTCCGGATGTGGAGCCAGCCCTTCATCCCAGCGTTCCGCATGTAGCGGAGGAATCCATATGTCTGCCAGGGAGCCGGATCCCAGTCCCAGTCACCAGCTCCACGCTCCAGCGGGATGAGATTCTCACCCTTGAACTTAAGATCCTGATGGCTACGAACAGCCATCCCCGTCACCACCCAAGGAGAAGGATCGAAGTCCGCCGTACGCTTGGGCTGGATCCACTCGACGCCCGAGTACCAACTGGTACCCTTGGGTGGATCCGTCTCGTCCAGCGTGGGACAGAATCCCGAATCACCATCGCCCAGGATGAAGCCGTCCTCGGCTCCCGTCGATGTGCCCACATCCGACTCACGCTCGGCTGAGTTGGCCGCGAACTGAGCCGATCGCCGACGGAAGGGATAGTCCTTGAGGTAGGTCAGCCCATCCGGCGTCTCGAACCAGGCCCGGACATCCACAGCCATCCGGATCAGCCCACCCTGCTCATCGCGGATGGTCGCGAGGTACTTCAGGTAGCTGAGGTCCACATCCTGGAACCGCAGGCCACCGAGCCGCTCCTTCCACACGTCCTTGTGACAGGCGAACCGACTGGTATCCTTGACGTACCTGTCCCAGGCTCCACTTTCCTGGGCGAGAGCGTCCGTCGGGAGGAGATCGAACTCCTTGGACGGGTACGTCCTCCACCAGGACGCCGGGAACGTGTACGTGCTCTTGCCACCAGCGATCGTTTGCGTATCCATTACCTAGTCTCCACAGACCGTCGAACCTCGAAAGAGGCCGACGTAAAACAGAAGAGCCACGGGGTAGTGACCCGTGGCTCTTCGCTTGACTGTCCCACACGCTGTGGGATTGAGTCACTTCTTCATGTTCTTGGCGATCACGGCGAGGACACCGATGATTACGCCAATCCCGAACATCAACGTCGCGAACTGAACCGTGCTCATGGGAACTCCCGAGAGGATGTTCCCAGTATACAGGCTCACCACCGCTCACAATCGCAGTCCGCTCCTTCCCCGTGGAAGCGACATCCAGCGGGCTCGTCCCACCCGCAGTCATCGTCGTCGGGCGGACTTAAGTCCTCCTCGTAGTCGTCCCACCCACCGCAGAACGTACCGCCACACCCCGGGTTCCCGCAGACCTGACAATCCGGGGCCATAAGAGGCATGGGAGTCTCACCGAAGCCATCCACGTTCTTCGCCGCGTCAGGTGTAACCCGGGCGATTCCCTCGTCACCATCCCACTCGCCACATTCCGAGTTCCATTCTTCAGCGTCCATCTCCCGGACATCCAGGTCGGAGGCACTGAAGGCTCGAAGACAGACATAGCCATCGAGAGGGAGTTCATATCCCAGTTCGAGGAACCGATCGATCAGACCAGCAGGAGAAGCATCCTCCTCGGCGTACAGGTGTTTGAACAGGGAGGTCAAGGTCGCGTCGTCGAACTCAGCCAGCACAGATTCATGTACTCGCATACGATCACCCTGGTCCTCGTAGTTCACCATCACGACCTTGATGGTTGAGCTACCCGCGTCCCGGTTCACGTAGATCGTGTTCGCACTGGCGGAATACTGCTCACTCAGCAGACCCATGTAGTAGTACATATCCATCTCCTGTAGGGCGAACGAAAAGGGGAAGAGACCGCTCAGCGTGAGCGGTCTCATACGGGCGAACGGGGACACCTCAGTCGGCCAGGACGGCCAGCAGGCGGGCGGCCAGGACGTCCCGACCGTAGTCGGCCAGGCAGTCGAAGGCCGAGATCACCCGCTCGTTCTGGCTGGCCAGTTCGGCGTTCAGGATCCCATGGTGCTTCAAGTGCTCCAGGTAGCGGACCATGGACTCGATCTCCTCGACCTGATGGGCGATGTGGATGTTCACGTACGGCATGCCCGACTTCAGAATGCGAAACATGACAGATCTCCATGGGCGAAGGTGTGGGGTGTTAGCGGTTCCGCACGTACAGGACGAGCGAGAACATGACCATGGTGAGGAACAGACACCAGCCGATGGTCTCAACGAGCGACACAGTGTTAGCGAACATGCGAGATCTCCTGGGCAAGTGACATAGGGGGGGGTAGGTCCCAATAAGGACACAACCACTTAAACAACAACCATGAGCCCCCCTTAAATCCCCCCGTCTCCCACAACTTCGTTATAACTCCTGTTAGAACGATCTGAAAAATACCCCGGAGAATCCGCAGGACTTCGGGTTCCTGGGCATAAAAAAACCCCAGGCCTAAAGCCTGGGGTTTTTGAAGGGTTTTGATATCAGGAGGGTCTATATCTGTTACGTTTCGACTTGTCGATCGCGTCCGTCCATCGGGCCAGATTCTCCTGATCATCGGTCTGGAATTCGGGAGTTCCCAGATGTTCAGCAGTATCTAGAGCCCCCGGTTCCAGATCTGGTCGGTTCGGAACCCAGCCAGCCTTACCTAGACGACCTGAGGCTGTATTGATCTGTCGTTCCACATGATCTTCTCCTTCCGGGGCAGGCGTTGGTTCACCCTCCTCCTCTCGGGATTGGATCGTCAGAACGGCCTCGGTCAGCTCATCCAGCTCGCTCGGACCGGCCTTGTCCAGCCGCTTCTGGAACCGAGTGGCTCGCTTGTCGTCGGCTAAGGTCGGGACCTCGGCCGTGTCCCGCTCGCCGGCCACGTCGGAAGCCGCCTTACTCCGGGAAATCACGTCCTTCAGGAAGGACATCACCTGCGACTGCCCCTCTTCGGTCAACGTTTTGTCGATGTCCGGAAGTGTCCCGTACACACCCTTTCCGGCCAGGGCCTCGACCCGACGGGCCAGGTCGGCCCTGAGTATTTGGACTTCGGGAGCGGCCCGGCCGGACATTGGGACCAGGGTATCCTCAATGAGCTGGGAGATGGGGCCGGCCCGGGCCAGGCCCTTCCGTCCGGATAGCCCTTCGATTTTCTTGTTCAGGTATTCCAGGTGGGCGTATGCTAGTCCGCGGTCTTTAATGTCGGTCGGCCCGATCATCCCGACCCGGCCGAACGTGTAGAAGGCCTCGCTCCGGGCCTTGCCCGCCCCGGCCGCCAGAATCTTATCCAGATATGCTGACTGTTTCGGACTACCGGTGATTCCGAGGGCCTTATAGAAAGCCCTTCTCTTATCCTCCGTTCCGTAGGCGATATCTCGCCTTTTGGCGTCGTCCTCGGCGGCCTTTCGACGACCAGCGTCGTCCTGGATTTGCTGGACCATATCGACCCGATAACCATCTAGTTTTCTTTGAACAGTGATCTTCCATCGGGTCTTACTTGATTTAACAAATTCAACTTTTCGAGAAAGGCCAGTTGGTACGAACGCTGATCGCTTCTGAATGTCTAATACCTTGTCCGTCGGGGAAGGCAAGCGATCCCGGAAATCATCTCCTAGATTTTCTCCTCCGGCCGTGATCAAAGTGTTCCGCTTTAACTGCGGGCCCATACTCTTTTCAACGTGCTCTTCAATGGATCGTAAGGTCCCAAGGTCAATAGACACCCTACCAAACGCATCCCGAGGGATCTGAATTTCTCGGAAGATTTCTTCATAACCCCCCTTCTCTTTCTGAATTCGCTCGTAGGTGGCCCGAGGGCGGTAGAACAAATTATAAAGTCGTACGGCCGCTCGGTCCGCGGCTGCTTGATTAGCTGGATCCGATTGATTTCCAAACCGTTCGAAAAAGGGTACTCCTTGATTATCTTTGATATGCTGACGGGCCTGTCGAATCTTTAGCTTGGCGACCTCGGCCGCTCCTCGGATGGTTCGTTGGGCGATCTCTAATTCACTTTTCAGCTTATTCATTCGAATCTGGGCCCAGTATGATATCGAGTCCGCCTGACGAAGGCCCTTCTGATCGACCATCATACCCTGGCGATTAAGGTAGGTCTTGAACATCAGATCACCGGCCAAAAACCGGGTATGTGCGGCCTGATACTTTTTCTTCAGGTCCCGAAAGGCCGCGACATGAGCCTTCAGAACATCTTTCACCTCTTTCTGAAGTCGCCACATCCGACCATCTACGTCAGCCAGGATACGGACCCCCCGCTCTCCGTGGTACCCGCGTAGATTAGCCGATGTGTAGGCCTTATCTATCTGTCGCCGGATCAGAAAAGCTTGTTGGCTTAAATGCTCTACTTGCTTCTGTCGATCCTGGACCCAGCGATCGACGATATCTCGATTGGCGTATTGTCGACCCTGGAGTTTCACGGCGATTTCTTTTTGAATCGCTCGGGCTCGAACTTCCGCCTTCTCAGCGTCCTCTATTTGTTTCTTGAAGGCTGGAAAGAATTGAACAGCCTGATTCACAATCGGATGGGAGATTTGCATGCGAGCCGCCTGGATAGCTCGATGGGTCGCGGCGTCTGCGAATAAAGTGGCGTGGGGATCCAGGTTCTCTATCCACTGGAAGAACCGTCTGGCCAACATCAGGTGATTCTGGAACCACTCCATCTTGGCCCGGTCGGCCTTGGGATCCCCTGTAGTATGCTTGGCCGCCCAGTCCTGAAGAGCCTTACCTCCCGAGGGACAACTCTTGTATTTGATAATCATGTTCCGGAGACGGGCCATGTCCGCGTTGGAGCCCAGTCCGTGGGTGATCTCACGGATCTGTCGGCCTATCATGGACTTAGGGTCGATGTAGAGGTGACGCGGATTGCGGGGGTCGTACTTCTCCCCCGGCCGGGACATGGCAGGCGAACGCATGGGCGAGTCTCAGGAATATATTTCAGGGATTTTAAGGAAAGTCGCTTGACTCTTCCTATAGATGTGGTATAAGTAGTGTATCACATCTTAGCTGGTTGTCCAACCAAAATCCCTCGATCACCCAATGGCTTTCGCCCCCTTTCAGTGGGTTCGCCGTGCTTTGGCCAAGCCTACGAAGGCTGGTAAGGACGTACGCCGGTCGTTCGTCAGTGGGATGACCCAGTCCGGGGCGGCCCTGAACGGCTGGACGGACTCCCGGATCGACCAGGTTCGAGCCTATCGCCACTGGACCTACATCGCCATCTCCCGGATCGCGGACCGGGTGGCCATGCAGTTCCCCAATGTCGGTCGCCGGCTTAACGCCGGCGAACCGACGACCCATCGGCTTTCACGTCTTCAGCTTCTCAAAGCCCTCTCGCCCACACTCCGGTACGAACACCTGGAGCCCGTAGGGAACGATCATCCGCTTGTCCGTTTGCTCTCGGATCCCAACGATCCGGACACGGGCTATGACATGTGGTTTGAGACGATTCTCTTCCTGCTTTTGACCGGAAATGCGTACTGGTGGGTCCCCAGGAACAAGCTCGGCCTGCCCGCGGCCATCTGGGTACTCCCCGCTCACTGGGTCTGGCCGGTCTTCGCCGAGGACACCTCGATCGAGTCCTACGAGATCCGCCCGGTCGAGGGTCAGTATCTCAAACGAACGTTCCCGGCGAACGAGGTCATTCACTTCCGGAAGAAGAACCCGACCAGCAAGTTCGACGGGTTCTCGCCCCAGACGGCCGCCGCTCCCTGGCTGGATACCCAGCAGTCCGTGGATCGCTCCCGCTGGTTCACCTTCAAGAACGGTGGCCAGCAGAATGTGGCGATCGAGTTCGATCCCCAGGTTCTCGACGTCACCGACGACGACCTGGCCCGGATCGAGGCCAAGTTCATGTCCCGGTACGCCGGGGAAGCTCGGGCCGGCAAGCCCCTTCTGTGTCCGCCCGGGACGAAGATCAAGCCTCTCCTGCTGTCCCCCCGCGAATTCGACTACTGCGAATCCAGCGAACAACTCCGGGACAATATTCTCGCGACGTTTGGGGTCCCCCACATTGTGGCTGGTATCTCCCAGAATCTCACAGCTCAGGCGTCTGTGGCCGCACACGGGCTGTTCTGCTCGAACGCGGTGAATCCCCTGTGCCGACAGCTTGGCCAGGTTATCACCGAGAAATTGTGTCCGCTGTACGACGACGATCTCCGGATCTGGTGGGACGATTCCACTCCGGACGATCCCGAGATGGTGGAGAAACAGCTCAAGACGGACATGCAGTTAATGGCGATCCTGCCGAATGAGGTCCGTATCCTTCGGGGCCGCGAACCCTACGAACACGGGGGAGACGATCCCATTCTCCCAAATATTGGTCTGTGTTTGCCCTGGGGAACCGGACAAGACTTCAACACTGTGAATCCCTACTCGCACGAACTTGGGAAACCAGCCAAGTCTAAGCCCGGGAGTTCTGGCGATGAATCGGCTAGCGATTGAGGCTGTCACGGTTTGTTCGGGATATGCAGATTTTCTGGCCGCGACTGCTCCGTACGTGAGGCCCCTGGTAGATCGCTGGGTTGTTGTTACCACGCCGGAAGATCAGGAAACCAAGGACGTCTGCAAGAAGAACTCGATCGAGTGTATCGTTACCAACGAGCACAAACGAGACGGGACCTTTTCCAAGGGCCGGCTCATCGATCGGGGACTGGCCTTCCTGCGTCAGGATCAGTGGGTCCTCCACCTGGACGCCGACGTCGCACTTCCTAACGATTTCCATTCCTGCCTGGCCGACGCGGATCTGGATCCTACCAAGATTTATGGTTGTGACCGGGTCAACGTTCTGGGTTACGAGACCTGGCGGAAAATCGAGAAGAAGGGACTCCGGTCTCGCTCGATTCCCTGGATGACCTCGGTCAGTCGAGATACCTGCCACGTCGGGGCCCGGGTCTGTAACCCGGGACACGGCTGGGCTCCTATCGGGTTCTTCCAGTTGTGGCACGGATCCAAGGGGTTTAGATATCCCTACCATCATGGGACCGCGGCCAGGACGGATGTGGCTTTCTCCCTTCAGTTCGATCGCCGGGACCGTGTTCTACTCCCCGAGCTGATGGTCTGGCACTTGGAATCCGAGCCAGCCAAGATGGGAGCAAACTGGGCCGGCCGCAAGACCGCCAGGTTTGGTCCCACCAAGTCCCCCGGCGTCTCTCCGCAAGTCCCCCTTTCTGCTGATTCTGTTACCTCCTACTGATCAATCCCCCTCTCGTCTCTAGCCCAGGATCCCTTCCCATGGCCGATTTCTCCTCGCCTCAGTCCAACGGTGGACAATCCAACGCCGCGGTCGCCGCTGGTTCGGGGGCCGCTGACGTTGTGGTTTCCGCCGCTCCGGGTCGGGTCTGCAAGGTCGTAATCATCGCCGCTGGCTCTGCCGCTCTCAAGCTGTATGACCACGCCACGGCCACCTCTGGGGCCAAGCTCATCTGGGCTAGCCCGGCCACCACGGTAGCTGGCGATCAGTACACCCTGGACATCCCGGTCGCTAACGGAATCGTCGCTCTCCAGGCGAGCGGTTCGCCCCTGGCGGCGGTCACCTACGGCCCGGATGGACCCCTGGCCACGACCAAGGGTCGAGCCCTTCCGACCAGCGTTGGTGGAAACGCCACCAGCTATCACGCCGCTGGAGCGGGTGGAGCCTCGGCGGCCTCGGCCGGATCGGGTCGACTCTGTCGGATCTGCGTGATGGCCCAGGGTACGGTGGTTACGAATATCTACGACAACGCCTCGGCGGCCTCGGGAACGAAGATCTGGACCATTCCGGCGTCCGGTACGACGGCCGTGGCTTCCGGAACGATGTTCGATGTTCAGGTTCCGGTCGCGAACGGGATCTTTGTTGGTGGAGCCGCGAACACCTCGGAATGTCTGGTGACCTACGCTACCGACGCTCCGTTCGGCCGCTAATCCGGAGATCTCGTGCCTCTGCTTACTTACTTCCATGGAGAGTTCTCCTCGGCTGACGCTTCGGCGTTGACCGAGCCGAACTCTCGTTTCACACTCTACCAGGATGGTACCACCACCTCGATCACCCTGGCCGCGACCGACAAGGTCGTGATCACGGATATCGATATTCGCGTGGGCATTACGGGTCGAACGGTCCAGGTGTACGACGGGGCTAACAACACCGTAGACGCCGGGGAAACGATTCACGCAGGTACCTACGCCGCGAGCACGGGACACAACCGTGTGAGTGCCACTCCCCACTCTTGTCAGTTGGGAAGTTATCCCAAGGTCAAGACCAGTGGGGCTGGCCAGGTGGATCTGAATATTCGCGGGTACGTTCTGTCTCAGCTCAGTACGCCTGCCTAGGCTCACGTTCCCACATCTCCCCACCCGTTCGGGTGGGTTTATCCCCACCCGAACGGGAAGATTCTCCCCATGTCCAATCTCGAAAATAGCTGGCAGAAAGTCTTTCAGGAACGGAATGTCCCGCTCATCAAGAACGGGTCGTTCGAGTCCCCGGAGTCCGGGCTGGCCCGAATGGGCGACGATGGCCTGATCAAGCTGAGTGATCCCAACTCCGCGGTGATCGAGTCCGACGATTCGGAAATGCGTCACCGGTTCGTCATCTCCACGATGGACGAGGATCGAATGGGAGACATCATCGTCTCCCGGGGCTGTCTGGGTCGGATCGATCGGTACAAGAAGAATCCGATCGTCTTCCTGAATCACCAGTCTTTCGGCCTGCCGATCGCCAAGAGCGAAAGTCCCAAGGGCCAGTTCGCCCTGGAAGTCCGGGACGACAAGATCCTGGCCGACGCTTACTTCCACTGCAAGACGGAAGAGTCCGAGAAAACGTACGAACTTGTCAAGCTGGGCTACCTCAAGGGAGCCTCGATCGGCTTTAACCCCATCAAGGGCGAGCTGATCCGCCGGAAGAAGCGAAAGGGCTCGGCCGAGGAATCCGATGACTCGATCGACTTCAAGAGCTTCCCGGGTATTCGCTTTGACGAATGGGAGCTTATGGAGTGGTCGGTTGTTGGGATCCCCTGTAACCAGGAAGCTCTCGAAGGCTGTAAGTCCTGGCTGGGTAAGAATCGTAAGGATACAGCGTTCTACACGGCCCTCCAGGCCATGATCCCCGACTCGAAGTCGGTCACGATTTCTGTTCCTGTGGCTCCTCCCGTTGAGGAAGTCTCAATTGAATTCCGACCTATCGAAGTTCCGAAGGTTCTGGAACCGGTGACAATCGCCGGGGTCGAGGTCAAGCCGTTTACGGACGCTGAGATTCAGAAGGCTCTGGACCACTTGAACACGAAAGTCATCGAGGACTCTGAGATCCGGATCTTCGGGCTCAAAGATATCGAGGACCTGACGGCCAACTTTGAAAAGAAGCTCGCTGAGAAGGTCGCCGAGTTGGAGGCCAAGCTCGCCCAGAAAATGGACGATCTGACTCCGCCGGATCCCTCCCTGGAAGTCGAGGACGCCGTTGTTCCCGAAGAGCCGAAGAAGACGCCCAAGCTCGGGGCGGCTGTTCTCCAGAAGCTCCTCCGCCTGCTCGATGAGGCCTACCACCTGATCGAGGCCAAGCTCCCTCAAATCGAGAACAAGAAGACTCTGACCTTCCTGGGTGAACTGCACGGCTGTCTCGACGAGACCATGCACAGCATTCACAAGTTCGGTGGGAAGGAATATCCCGAGACCTTCCCGAAGTCCGACAAGGCGATCGAGACGGAATCTGAAACTCCCCTGGCGATCGAGAAGATCGCTCCGGTTCCGGAGCTTAAGGCTCCGGAACCGGTCGTGTCCCCCTGGACGCCAGAACTCCTGGAGAAGTTCTCCCGGGCTGTGGGTGATCTGAAGTCGCTCAAACAGAAGACGGACGCGACCTACTACCGGCTAACCGGGAAGAAGGCGTGACCGAGAAGATCAAGTCGCTCGCCGGAGATCCCCACTTCCTCCTGCGAGCGGTTCTTCTGATGTTGTGTGGTGGAGTGGGGGTCACGGACGCCGCCACGTCTCTGAGTGGTATCGAACCGATCGTCACTTCCTATCTGCCAGATTTCGTCAAGCATCATCCCTTCCTGGCGGTCACCATCGCCGGTGTCTTCGGTCACTACCTGGCCAAAGCCAAACCTCCCGTCAAGTAACACTTTCGCCTGGATCGCCCATGAATGCCGCTGGAACATGCTCCCTGAGCGGGGCCCTGTCGATGAAGGTCACCCGTAGGGCGGACCAGGTCAAGGCCTGGGCCCAGGAGGCCTTCTGGTGGAAGGTCAAGAACCGTCTCCGCATGCTCAAGCGGGGCGAGTTCCTCGTCCCGTTGGTGGCCAAGCTTTCGAGCATGCTCCCGGGCGTCACCGTCATGCACGGAACGCTGTACGGGACGATCGTCAAGGCTGACGGGACCCGGATCGACCTAGGTGTGATGGGTCATCACCTGATCACCACGGCCGGGAAGAACTACATCGCCAGTACGTTCAACTCGGTCGCTGAACCAGAGAACCTGAAGTATCACGGGTTCGGGACCGGAGCGACAGCGGCTGTTATCGGTGATACGGCTCTCCAGACCGAGCTGACTACCCAGTACGTATCGGATAACGTTCGTCCGACGGGATCCCAGGCAAACTCCTCGGCGACGTACACCACGGTCGCCACGTTGAGTCCGGACTCCGGTGGTACGATCGCCGTCACCGAGTGGGGTCTGTTCTCGGCCACCTCGGCGGGCACACTTCTCGACCGTCAGGTCTTTTCCGCTGTGAACCTCGTGGCTTCGAGCGATTCGCTCCAGGTCACCTACGTCCTGACCATCTCTTAAGGATTCGCCCGTGCCAGAAGCAACCAATGTGCAAATGCAAACGTTCGCCAACGAACGTAACCGGACGTTTGCAGAAGCCGCTCGGGCACTTAGGGCCCGGGCTCTCGACCACCTGGCGGCGATCGACGACGTCTACGCCCGGGCGATCGGATCGAACCGTTGGGATGACGCCAGGACGGATGGTCCGCCCCATCTGCTCCAGAGCGGGAACAGTGCCAACCCGGACGACATGTTGGAACTCAACACATTCATGACGCTCCTGGAGAAGTTCTTTTCGGGAACCTTCGCCAGCCAAGCTGAAGCGAACGGAGCCGCCGCCAACTGGGCTGTGGTTGAACGGGCCTGCGTCCGACCCTTGGTGTAATCAATGGCCCGCTCGGCTAACTCCGTACTCGAAGTCAGGAACGGTGGGTCCGACACCAATGGTGGAGGATTCGTCACCGGGGCTTCCGGTACGGACCACACACTCCAGGACGCGGCTCAGTACTCCGTCACCGACGGGGTAACGAACGGCACGACTACGATCACGTCGGCGACGGCCAGCTTCGGGACGGACGTGGTCGGGAACTGGATGTACGTCTCTGGTGGGACAGGCTCAGTCACGGCTGATTGGTACGAGATTACAGTCCGGGTCAGTGCTACTGAGGTCACGGTGGACCGTTCGACCGGGCTGACCGCCGGGACCGGGGTGACACTCAAGATTGGTGGGGCGTTTGCTTCGCCAGGTCGAGCGTCGAACTTGATGGTGTCAGGTAATCTTGCATTCATCAAGTATCACGCCACCGCATACTCCATAACGACAGCTACTCTAGGAGCAGGAGGACCTTGTAACTTCACTGGTGGCGATTCCTATGGAGCGTTTGTAGGTTATGACACTACTCGCACCTTCATGAACACGGATGCAAATAGGCCGACGATCCTAGCGACTGTTGGTAGCATCACGATGGTCGGCTCATCGTCAGGAAGCTATCAGACTGTATATGTTCGCAACCTGATTGCCGATGGTGACAATCAGACTTCGGTCTATGGTTTCAGCTTAAATTCTTACGGCGTGTTCAACGCTCACAACTGTAAGGCTGTTGATTGCACTAGCAATGGTTTTGCACAGGGACGTTTCACGTTTTGCAAGGCGGAAAACTGTGGTAGTAGTGGATTCGATGGGGGGAGTTATTCTCCATCGGTCGCGGTAGGTTGCTGGGCAGATGGATGTGGTACTTACGGGTTCTCTACTAGTGTACAAAACATTGCATGCTTTGGTTGTATAGCTTCTAATTGTGCGATTGGTTTTCATGTTGGAGCGTGTTTTAACTGTGTGGCCTACAATTCAACAGGCGATGGGTTTGATAGGTACTACTACCTGCAATTCGATGTGTTCTTTATCAATTGTATTTCCTATGAAAGCGGAGCTTACGGATTTGACATAGAGAGCCGACCGGCTTCGGGCCTAATCTTCCACTGTGCCGGAGGATCAAATACCTCCGGAACTGTTGTTAATGCGACAGATGCTAACTGGCAAAACCAAGAATTCATCACCCTCACTGCCGACCCGTTCACGAACGCCGCCGCCGGCGACTTCTCCCTCAATAACGTGGCTGGTGGCGGGGCCTTGCTCCGTGGGCTGGGCTTCCCGGGCGTGTTCCCAGGCGGGCTAACGACAGGCTACCTGGACGTAGGGGCGGTCCAGCACTACGAACCCACCCCGGCTGAGGTGGCTGAGGCTGTGTGGGAATACGGTGACCGGAGCTTGACAGCTTAACATGCCATTCCATCCGACCGACATCATCGGCTGTAAGCTTGCCCTGGAGGCCGACGGGACTCTGTGGCAGGACTCTGCTCGCACGACCCCGGCGACGGCTGACGG